GTTAATTTATACACGGTCCCCTGGGCTGCCCGCGCTCCTACTGCGCTTTCCCTAGGATGGGGGGGATTCGTGTTGGGTGATGGTAAATGTACGAGAGTCGACTGCCAAGTTAGCACTGGACGAGAGTGGCGGTACCATGGGCCGCCCTCCGCTAGCAAAGCGTCCGTCGCAAACCCGTTTGGCTGGATTCACGGGCCTGACGCCACTGTTTGCTCCCCCTTAAGGAGCGCGTTAATCGACGCGCCGGCGAACCGTCACACTCCCCGCAGCAAGACTCGAATTCCCGTAGGGAGCCTTGCATCCGCTGCCCGGCAGCACAACTCGCGGTAACTATGAAGTAACCCCGCGAGCTCCTGCCAGGCCCGAAACGATCATGAACGTGGAGTGGAACTTCGGCCCACCTAAGCGTCGCCTCACGCGCCCCCGCCGTGAGAGCCGTCCGCCGCAGACCATACACGGCCGGCCTTACATCCCCTACAAATGGTCTCGCCACAAGACACGCGCCTAAGCGCGCATCATCCAAGTAGGTTATCTCCGGTAACGGCCGCAAAGAGTGCGGCGGGCAACAGCGACGTCGAGCGACGGCAAGTTTACACTCGCCGAGCTGTCTTTCTGGTACATTATCCGGGTGGAGGTTCCCGGAGGTGCGGGGGAGGCTACGCTACCAGACGTATCCCGTTGATCAAACGGCCCCTGCCTATAACGGCGGCTCTAAACCAAAAGAGCCGCCAACTCCGCAACACTCGTCACGGACCCAGCCTGTGCGAGTGCGGTAGCAGCGTCGGTAAAACCGGCCTGCTCCGCCACAGACGCCACCTCAGGCAGGACGCTCTTAACGCCCTTGGCAATACCCGAGGCCTGACTCCAGATCTTCGCGATGCCCTTACCGGCATCAGCGAGAAACTGAGAGTGATCGGCGCCCGCATGACTGTGCGGAAGCTCCGCAACGGTCATACGCGCAGCTCGCGATTCGTCGGCAGTGCCGACAGAGCGAGATGGCGAGGCCAGTGAAAATGTGCGATTGTCCGGGATGGCTTCGTAGTTGACGACGACCTCAACGTCATACGCGAGATCGTCTGCGAAGTCAGCAAAAGCCACGGCCATAATGGCATCAGCGGGATCGGTGATGCCATAAAACCATTGAAGATAGGCGTTAGCGCCAGGCGCCGGCGGTGCACCCGCCGACGCCAAGCTAATCGCCAAATTCGTCGTCGACTTGTAATGCTCATGATCTCCATCGCAAGCAGGCGCACCGTCCAAGCCAACAATTGCGGAGTTCTGCTCACGCCACAATGTCGGAATGTACTTAGTCGGACGCCACTCTTCAATGGCATCGGAATAAGGGCGCCAGAGGAGCGTCACCTCCTCCTGCGCCGGGTACACCTGCGAGCCCTCCAGATCCTTGATAGAATCATAGGTGAGCTCGGTGAAGTTCGGGAGCATGTTGTCCGTCGCGCCGCCAGGCGAATTAATACGCAGCTGCTGCGAACCAGGTATCATGCCGACAGCCTTGGTGCCCGTGGCGGTGAGGCGCGGGCCAGTGTAGTAAACCTTCATGCCAGCAGAGACCTTACGGTATGCGGCGAAAGCTTCTACAATGGCCTGGTACTCAGGCGCGGGCACCATGGCGTCGACCTTCGGCGTGGTAGGCACAGATACGTCAATCGTCAGCGTGCCAGCGAACGGATAAGTATCGACGACCGGTTGGCCGTATTGGATAACCGAATCAGCGGCCGTCGTCGAAAGGGAGTCTGAAGCGGCAAAGCCGAACAGACCACCTTTGCAAATGAAAACGGCCGTAGAGCCCGTACCAGGGCGACAGTGGTACGAGGTCTTGATCGAGAATGTGGTGGTTGGGACGGGCAAAGACGTAGGAATCTTGGCCGCCCCGTGCTCGAATGGATCGAGCAAGGACAAAAGGTATGCGGAGGTTACACCTTTGCGTCGCTGCCGGGCGGCTTTGACGCGTGTGTCTCCTCGCGCAGTTTCCACAAGAGCGTCGAACTCTTCTTCAAGAGCTCGACGATCATCGCGGCGAATGTTGCGGTTAGTGAGTCGGCGATCCAGATGCCGAACGTCACGGTCCATGTTGCTGTTGTTGTTGCCATTTCCGTTTCTGTCATCAGGCATGAAACGGTGAGAAAGTCAAAGGATTATCAACTTTTCTCAAGGGATGTCCGGACTGCACCCCCAAACTATTGGCATTGGAAAGGGAGAGTGGTAAAGTTCTCCCAGTCCACTTCGTACTCGTCAAAGACGGCCTCATACATCAGCTGTTCAGCTCGTGAGAGTCCTGTCGCGGCCTCGAACGAAATACGGGTGTCCTCCTCCACGCGCTTCTCAAATGAATTGCGTAGATTCGGTGTGACATCGGTCTCCCACTCCCACCGCTCGGAACTGCTCAAATTAGCCGTGCGAAGCGCGTCGTCAAGACTCTGCGACCATGCGGCGATCCGGACCAGGAACCGCCCTAATGCGTCGAACACAGGCACCCCAGCATACAGGTGCCTGAGGCCGATCCCACGCGCATGAAAATGCGCGCGGGCTCGGCGAATATTGAGACGTGCATCGTACGGCAGCGTAAGAGCAGATGCAATGCCTTTGATTGGGTCAGTGACCATTTGATAATGATCACCGACTCGGAGTGGGTGCGAAGAGCAAAACTCAAACGCCTCCGGTTGGCCCTCCAAGGGAACAGCCTCGCCAGCATCGGTCCGAAAACCGAGCGACAAGAACGTGTCCACAAGAAGTTCCATCCAATCAGCAAAATATGCGCGAGAAATAGCGCCCGCAACTTCGTCCCCATTAATGAGGAAGAAGAGCGGACGGGTAGCGCCATATTTTGCCCGCCAGAGCGCCAGCGCCATGAGCATGATTGCCATCGTGGTCATGTTGCCGAACGCACTGGTGGAGCCTCGGCCAGAGCCCAGTCTATGCTCGATATTCTCGGTTTCACCGTCGTCAAAGACGACTTGGATCCCGAGATCGGGCACAGACCAGGCCATTGCAATGGCCAAGTCTTTAGTCATGACGTGCCAGTGCTCCGAACATTGGGACCTAGCGCCGTACCACTCAGCGAGCAAAGCTCGGAAAGAGGTGCGGCGGTAGGCCTCACGGGCGAAAGCATGGACAGCGTCGTGAAGAGGCTTGGTCACATGAGCATCGAACTTGACAATGTCAGCGCGAAACTGAACAGGGTCAACAAGATCGAGGCCGAGGTAGGCAGTGCAAAGAGCGCCCCAGGTGATAACTGAGACGCCCTTAACGATCGGTGAGACGCGCTGGAAAAGCAAACTTCTCAACAGCGCTGAGCCATCGGGGTTGAGGAGATGTCGAAACAGAGCTCCCTCCAATGGCTTGACCATCGCGCCCGTCCAGAGTGACATCGCCAGGTCCGGAAAGATGATAGGTCGAGGCAAGTAGCTGTACTGAGCCGAAGCTCCAGCACCAAGCCACTTCCGTTTGGTAACCTCGATCTTAGTCATAACCTTCTGACGATGCATGGCAGTATAAGTAATGCCATCCCGAGAGGCACGCTCCAGCGCGGCGGCATAAGCCGCGCGCTTTGCGCCGCTGTAGCTATTAACGACGCGCTCCAGAGACCACACCTCGAGATTGCTGGGCAACTCTCGAGCGAGGGTCAAAAGAACGCGCCGATATTCGGCCACGGCGGCGGGGCGGAGCGTGTCAGCGCCGTCGAAAGCGAGCAAACGCTCTCGAACGGCCATCTTGTCGTTACACGCACAAGACGACGGGACAATGTAGGGCGACGGTGGTAGTGGTAGGCCGATGGTGGTGGCCAATCTCAAATGTTTGGCCACCACATCTGACTTGTCACACAAGTCAGAGGCACAGACGCGTTGCAGGTTGATCAGACCCACAACGCGCCGGGAAAATTTTGCGGCGACAAGGCAACTGCCTCGCTGCCGCCACCGAGCTGCCAGCCCAGGCCAGAATACGCGAATCGGTCGAAGACCGATCGGTAGGCGGACCGGACCGTTAGGTTAAGAGCTCGGCAATGGGCGTCCTCGTGGTCGTTGACGCGGGCCAGCCGAGCAAGGAGTGTTATGTCTATGCTTCGACTGATGGAAAGCAACAGTGTGGGTGTTGCAGTCCTGGTTGTGTTGCGCGTGACTGCCGCCGCAACAGCGGCAGC